CATCTGAATTAACAAATGATTTTCCAAATTTTTGTTCACATTCAAAAATACCTTATAGGACACTGCTGGAAGATAATCAATTCCAAGCTCAAGTAGCCTTTCCTGCTCCTCCGTAAGCTCACACTCAGAGTCATCAAGCACAGCTTGAGCATATAGGGGCCAAGCAATTATACTCAAACAATCCTCTTGATCCAAGCCGGCAGTTTCAAACCAGAACGTAGCTTGCCTAGAACCAAGCCACAACACCGAAGCAATAAAATCTCTACGGCTAGTAGCTTGTTTATTACTTGGAACACGGTATCTCGTTAAAGCATGGTGCCCACTCTGACCCCTGTCTTTAATGTCCTTAATGCTCCCGTAGACAATGGAAGACGCAAGGCGGCGGAATTGCTTTTCGTCATAGTCATAAAATACACTAATCTTCTCCAAGCAAACTCCCATAAAAAGGAAGGCCGGTTATATATATAATATATACTACTAGTTAACTAGTAAATCTAGTACTAGTTATTTAGTAGTAGATAATAAGTAATTCAAAAAGAAAACTAGATAACTAAGTTAGATATTAAGTAGCCACGCCCACTAGGGTAATGGATTGGCTAGGGACCCCTTTGGGGGATGGCACAAAAGTACAAAATGAGAGTATCGGATGTGCAAAAGACTGTTCTATGTAAACTGGGACTCCGATTGCAAGAAAGGGGGGTCTCCCCCCGACTGGGGTCGGTGTCCGACGCCCCCTTAAATAGAGAGCGAGCAAGCTCGCACTAGTTAGTTGACCGAGATTCCTCGGTAAAGCAAAGCAGACTTTATGGTCTGCTTGTAAAGCAGGACAAGAAGATACACCCCTTGTCAAGCTAAATCTCTAGAGTAACTAAGTGATGAAAAACAAAAGCCATCACTAAGATACTCTAGCCGAGACACAACAAAAAGTACCCCTGAACTAGGGCACTTTTTATTGGGCTTGGACTAAGGGATAAGACCTTGGGGTGTAATATTTGTTTAATTTTAAAAGCGGCAGACGTCGCAAAGGAATTTGGTATGGCTGGTAAGACAGTGTATCAAACGATAATCTCAAAGTCTACTGAGAAGATTACTGAGATTAAAAACACTCTTCTGGAAAAGATGAGTGCCCAGGTTAGTCTTTCTGAGGCTAACAACACCGTAGCTGTTCAGTACCTTAACATTCTTCGTTGGATGGTAGTCCAGGTTGGCGAAAAACGCCTGGCTTCGGTCAACGGCATGAACAGCTTCTTCGAGTCCTTTCAAGAGATTTACACCAAGTTTGGTGATATGCTCTCTACTGGAGGGAAGAAGTGGTTCAACACTCGTGTGAAGAAAGGACTCTCGACAGGGAACATCCGTACCGAGGGAGTTGCAGCTCAGCGTTGCAAGAAGAACATCATCAACAAGAAGATGGACCTGTCTATCCTCTTTCAGTGCCTCGATGATAACCTTTCTGAAACTGTTCGGTTGCTGACAGATTCTAAAAACATCAGCGTCCTGTTCGGTAAAACCCGTGCGATGGCCTTGGACTATATCGTTGATGGTCCTAAAGGTTTAAACACTATTACCGTTGGAGTTTGCGACTTCGGTATGCACTGGCCTTTTGACCCTGATGCTCACGAGGTTGATGATGCTGGCTATTACACATATGTCCACAACAACACCACGGACATCAGGTGTCTCAGGACAGATGTCACTACATCCGATCACCTCGAAAGAATGCAGGAGATCGTCAGCTATGATGGAATCATCAACATGGCTAGAAAAAATATTACCTCAACACTGTTTGAGAATTGTGATCGCCAGTTAGAGACTACCACCTCTAGCTGACCCTTAGGGAGATCATCTTCGGGAATTCCCAATACCACTACACTATGACGGCAACTTAAGAGCCGACTGGTACGGGATGAACCTGAGGATGATCTCCCTTTTCTTTTACCTAAGGAAATTATGTACATATATAATCTAATCATCAGATCCATCGAAAGAATGCAGGAGATCCTCAGACCAGAGCGGGACTACATCCCACGAAGGCAAACTCCAGAAGAAGCAATGGAATCAATGCTCCGTGAGATTCTCTTTCAAGACTTAGACACTACCGAGCTACTGTGGAAGTTTGCCTCCGAAAAAACCAGGCAAATGACATCTTGGAGACTAACTGCTACTTACGATTTGATTCATGTTCTCAAGCATCAAGATGGTTACAGACCTTATGATGAAAGCACCTGGCAATACAAGAACTAACAACTGGGAGATCAGCCTTCGGGTTGGTCTCCCTTTTTTTGTTAGTCTCCCCGAATGAAAATACCTCGGTACTCCCTAAAGGGAGACACTCAATATTTTCCATAGGGCGGAACCTCGACACTCTCCTAGCCATCTTAGGTAAATTTTTTATCTAAGTCAGCAAGCTGACCCCAACGGAGTTGGGCAGAGTTAGCTAAAAAATAAAGCACCTAAGCTGTCGTCCTCGGTGTGTCGAATGCGAAAGCCACCCCTCTTACCTTGAGGCGAGCATCAAAAGCAATATGCTCGCAACAGCAAACCCCTCGGAGCTTCGCCCTATTTGTTTAACAGCAGTCCACCCCCCAGAAAAGGTACTCGCTGGTCGCTCGTTAATTTTAGTACACCACCCACCCTTCCTCTCCACCACAACCCACATCCCCAACAACTGATAATCTACGGACACCCTAAAGGGTGCCCTTAAGATTATCTAGAGGAACCACCACCACCACCCTATCCCCAAAAGTGTCAATCAAAGATTGACCAGAGGCAACAGCCACCAGCGTTAGGGGGCCAACGTCGTGAGGACGCAACTTTTTCTGGGTAAATTACCCAAGCTGAACTGTCAGCCCAACAACGTCGTAAGGACGCACCTTTTTTTTGGTAGTGTTACTCTGGAATACGTGGGTAAATTACCCAAGCGATAGGCCCTACTAACCTTTGCCCTAGTTAGTCACACTGCTATCTACGAACAGAACCCCTAGCTTCTCCATCAACTCTTTCTCCACATCCTCTGGCGAGCGATGCTCAAACGTGACGTGTGTGCTATCGTCGAACAATCCACCTGTCTTACCTAGTAGCTCCAACGCTCTGACTCTGGTGGCCGCAGGGTTGTTATCCTTTAGTGCCTCCTCCTGTAATCTCTCTACTATCCAGTCGTTGCTTAACTTTTGGTGTGCGTCTACTGCTGTCTTGTTCTGTGCTTTCAGTGCCTTGATCGAGTCCTTCATGTGGTCCTGATTAGCGAGCCGTGAAGACGCATTGCGTATGGATCGGTCCGACATAGTGTCGGTGTTGTACGCTAGTTTGTAGGCGTCTGTATAGCTTTTGCCAGACGCTACGAAACCAGCGAAAGCTGATTGTTTCGGTGTCATACTCTTAGTGTTACTCATAGCTACTAGTTTAGTGAGACACATTCGGCTAGTCAACCTGGGTAAATTACCCAACTTGGTTTGCAGTGTACTTGGTCTTTCGAATCTTTCACAAATAATTTTTTTTAGTTATATTTATATATAAAATAAACGGACTGGTGTACCCAGTATCCAAATTTTTAATCGACGTAAAAACATGGGTAAATTACCCAAGGGAGTGAGTACAGATGGCCCTTTCTTTTAAGGGTCCACTAGGTGTTAGTCGTGGCAACTTCAACCCAGCTATTAA